CAGTAAAATAGACATATCTAAGGTGTGGCCTGATGGTTACGACGAGATTGTAGCGTTAGCGGCACACAATGGACTGTTGATTATCTTTGGTAAGCACAGTATTGTTGCGTATCAAGGAGCAGAAGCACCAGCAACAATGACATTAGCTGATACAGTAGCTGGTGTTGGTTGTGTTGACAGAGACACTGTGCAGTACACAGGTACGGATGTTTTGTTCTTGTCTCACACTGGACTTAAAAGCTTTGGTCGGACAATACAAGAAAAGTCAATGCCTATTAGCAGCCTGTCTGGTAACATTACCAAGGACATTATTGCTGCATTGCAGAACGAGACTGAGTTCTTTAGGTCTGTGTACAGTCCTGAGGAGGGCTTCTACCTTCTTACTTTTACAGGACAAGACGTAACGTATTGTTTTGATGTACGAAGTACTTTAGAAAACGGATCATATCGTGTTACTCGATGGCCGTCTACTAAGTTTACATCATTTACACGCTTAGACAACGGTACGTTATACATCGGTACTAACAACGGTATTAGTACGTACACCGGCTACAGTGACAACGGAGAAGGCTATAGATTTAAGTACTATAGCCCAAGCTTAACATTTGGTGATAGCTCTAGAGTCAAGATTTTGAAAAAGTTGAAGCCAACATTGGTTGGTGCAAACAACGCAACAGTATTTCTTAAGTGGGCTTACGACTTTGAAACAACTTACGCTACTGCAGAATTTACAGTAGGTAACCAAATTACTGGGTTTTATGGTGAAAGCGAGTACACCACAGTAGAGTTTACAGCAGGACAGTTGACCAATGCAAGGTCACTTAATACAACAGGGTACGGAACAAGTGTACAGGTGGGGCTAGAATCAGAAATAGACGGTTTTGCTTTGTCACTGCAGGAGATTAACGTGATGGCTTTGATAGGAAAGCTACTTTAACGGGAGTAAAACATGAGCAATGATGTCATTGATACAGACGCAATAATGGACATGGCAGGAGGCGGCGGTAGCGAATTTCTTGACATGTTAGGAGGTCTTGGGTCGTACCTGATGCAACCTGACGTTTTGCTTCCGGGTGTTGTCGGTGGACTGCTGACAGGCGAAGCTTATGGGCGTCTCAGCGACATAGGTAGACAAGCCAGAACAGGCGCTGAGGAACTTGCGGCTACGCAACTAGAGCAGACACAGTTTAGACCATTTACTGTGACTACTGCTACTGGTGCTGGTATGGGCACTCAGGTAACTCCTGAAGGTGGTATTGAAACCACTATGGGCTTGTCTCCACAAGAGATTGCTTTGCAAAACCAACTCTTAGGAGGTGCTGGTGGTTTCTTCGGCCAAGCAGTGCAGCCCACAGTAGACCGTGAGCAGGCTATCTTTGAGCGTATGCGTAGGACACAACGTCCTGAAGAGGAGCGTCAACGTCTTGCTACAGAAGAGCGTATGGCTGCACAAGGACGCCTTGGTTTAAGTTCTGCGGCGTACGGTGGTGCTACTCCTGAGTTGTTGGCGCAACAAACAGCAATTAACGAATCACGTAACAGAGCTATGTTGGCAGCAATGCAGCAGGCACAAGCAGAGCAGATGCAGCAAGCAGCACTAGGACAGCAGTTCCTTGGTGCAGGTTACTTACCACAGCAGCAACTTATGGCGGCTACTCAGCCTGCACAGCAGTTGGCTGCGTTGCAACAACAGGCGCAACTACAGGGCGCTGGTTTGTTTGGTGAAGCGACTATGTCTGGTCTTGAGGCGCAGTTGGTTGCAGAGCAGGCACGGGCTAACTTGTTGGGTCAAACAGGTGCTGGTTTATTGTCAGGGGCTTTGACACCTAGGTCAACAGGAAGTTCTAGCCTTATCTCAGCACTAGGTAGCATATTTGGTCAAGGAGGCTCCTAATGGCTAAGTTTTCACAAGAGTTTTTAAGACAGATGGCTACTCCTGCTTTCGGGCAGGGGATGTTTACTGCTGCAAAACAGGCGGCACAGCTTCCTGCACAACTTAGGCAGCAACAACAAATGCAACAACAGCGTCAACAGTTGGCTCAAATTGATACCAACTCGCCTGAAGGGTTGCTTCGGTTAGCTCAGTTTTACCGACAGCAGGGCGACGTAGCAAACGCTGTGAAGTACGAAGAAGCAGCACGTAAGTTACAGGAACAAGGAGCAGCACAGGCCCAGCTTAGTGCTTTCCAAGAGCAAGTAGCAGTAGCAGCAGAAGCAGCAGGACTTACGGAGCAAGCAGCGACAGCACGAGCCACTACTGACATGGACGAACTACGGGGTATTAGCAAAGACATACGGGCGTTTCAAATTGAGCAGCTACCCCTAGACAATCCTCAGGTAATCAAAGCACGTCTAAAGATGGCTGGGTTTACTCCTGCTCAAATCACGGCTATGGGTACGCTGTCGGCTGACGAAGCAGACGCTTTGCTCAAAGGCCGCACAGGTAAGCTAGAGGCTTGGCAGGACTCAGAGGGTAAAATTCAAGCCGTCAATGTCAACGACTTTGGTTTAGTTTATAACGACCAGACTAACACATATGTCAAGGCCAGTGAGCTAGGGTTGGTACGTAAGGCTCCACAAGTTCAAGAAGTAATTGACAAAGGACAAGAAGTTGGGGTCAAAGCAATGGCAGAAGCCAATGTCAACAACTTTGTTGAACTTAATACCAAGGCTCAAGACGCTCGTGACATGATTGAGTTGATCGACAGACAAACCGGACGTTTAGAAGGCGGTATGCCTACAGGTCTTGCGGCCAACGTAGAGCTTAACTTGAGACGCTTTGGTGAGCTTATTGGCCTTCCCTACGACCCTGCAGTTACTAACGCTGAAACCTTTATCTCAGAGGCAGGTAAGATTGTTGCTGACCAGATCAAGGACTTTGGTTCAGGCACTGGTTTGTCAGATGCAGATAGAGAGTACGCTAAGTTGATTGCTGCTGCTGACATTACAACACAGCAAGAGGCTTTGTTTAATCTGTTAAAAATCCGACGACAGGCCATGGTTGAAACCGTACAGAGCTTCAACAAAGTCAGGACCGCCACTGCAAAACGAGTGGGTGAACAAAACATGACCAGCTTCCCAAGCATAACTATGCCAGAAGAAGAAGTAAAAGAAGCAGAATTACTACTAGAACCCGGTTTTGTATTGGACGAATAAGACATGAAGACAGCGACTAATCCAGAGACAGGAAAAAGAGTATACTGGGACGGTGAACAATGGTTGCCGCTCAAGACTGCCACCAACAAAGAGACAGGAGAAGTCATTGGTATTGTTAACGGAGAAACCTTTACCGTAACTCCTCCTACTCCCCGTGAGCCTGAAAGTATGCGAGGAATGATCGCAGAAACACCTGAGCGTTTCAGGGAGACTCGTGAGCGTTACAGAGGACTTATGGAAAGGCCTACCGGCAAGTTCAGAGTAGCGGCTGATATTGCTGCTGGTGTTGGCGCTGCTGGAGAAACAGCAGGAGCAGTAGCAGGAGAAGCCTACCAACGGTACGCTCCTGAGGCTCTCCAAGAGTTTGTCTCAGAGTCGTACGAAGCCTCTGACATCAAACGTGGCGTAGAGAAGATAGGTGAGTTGGCTCAGGCGTACCCAGAGGAGGCTACTACTGCTGAAATGCTCCTGAACATAGGAACTTTAGGTAAGACACCGACTCCAAAGCTACCCGGCGTTCCTACTTCAGTCCGTGTTCAGGCTACCAGAATGGCTACAGAATCGCGTCTGGAAGAAGAACGTAAGGCCATTGCAGACAGCCTATTACCTGAGGACTACGTTAAAGCACCGGGCACTGTGGAGCCTGTAGGGGCATTGAATCGCAACGTATACGTACACTCTCCGTCTGAAGAAACTGTGATTGACTACCTACAGACGCTTCCAGACTACAAAGGTGACCGTAACCCAGCGGTAAACGCAAAGGTCGTAGACGGCCAACTAGCTAAACACGAGGCTGACCTGCAGAGCTACATTAAGAGGTCTCAAAACCCTGTGACTGAGGTACAGGACCTAGCTGACTCTTTAGAAGAACTCAAGGCTGGCTTCCATGATCTTGATGACTACGTTGAGTTGATGCCTGATGCACAGAAAAAGGTGGACCTGTTTATTGACACAGCTATCAAAAGACTCCAAGAACGAGCAAAGAAAGGCAACATTACAGCCAAAGACATCCTTGAAGTCCGACGCGCACTTGACAAGCAGATATTTCGTAAGAAGCCTACGGCAGGACTTGAGAATCCTGACTTAGCTAACGCAAAAGAAGTAGCAGGTAAGTACGTACGGGACGAATTGAACCAAGCGTTTCTTAAGTTGATGCCTGATGACGAAGCCTACCGACTTATCAACGGCATGTCTATGTTGTTCAGAGCCAAGAATCTGCTCGATGTTAAAGCAGGTAGAGCCATAAATCAGACAATAGTTGGTCGTACGATGAAGGGCATTGAAGACGTGTCTGGCCTACGTTTTCCTACTACTCCTCTCGCTATCGCTGCTACGGCAGGTGCTGCGGGTTCGGCCTTGGCTGGCTTCCCAGTACTAGGGCAGATCATAGGCGGTGCTGGTGTAGGTATGGGTGTCGCCCGAATGACCCGCAAAAGAAGAAGAAGGGAGGTCGTTAGGGAACTAATTCGAGCTACGGACAAGATGATTAACAGCGGTAACGTAACGGCAGAGACTCTAGCTACACTGCGGGCTGACAAAGTTATGTTGGCTCAGATGCTTGCGGACATCAATCAGGAGCCTGAGAATGAGCAGTGATATCCTTGAGCTAAACAGGGCGTTAAGGGAAGGCCGAAGCGAAGAACAACGAGAGGCTGAACAACAACGTACTCAGAGACTAGGACAAGCTGTTGGGTCTTTGTTTAGTCCTGTTGGTGGTTCTGATCTTTTAGGGTCTCTTCCTGTTCCTGTTTATGCTGGGTCGGAAGGGATACCTATGTCCGCTCCCCGCAAAACACAAGTTGATGCTATGGCGGTCCCTAACTTCATCTTAAACGAAGCAAGAACCCCCGCAAACCTAGTGGGCGCCGGCTTACTTAAGAAAGGATCACAAGCCATGGACGCCATGACTGGGCCTTTGTCCGGTAGAGGAATGGCCTTGTCCAGCGCAGACAATGTAATTCCCGGATTCTACGGAACAACTCCGGGTTTGGCTACAGGGGCTTATCTACCAAAGAACGCTGCCGTTACTCTTAGAGACCTTATGAACCCTGCGTCAAGAGCGCTCTACAGAGAAACAGGGGCTACACGACGGTCTCAAGAATTAGCACGTAATCAACTCAGAGAAGCCGAAAGACCCCGAATGCCTGACGAAAGAGGCCCCAACCCCATGCACGTAGGTATAGCCAACACAGGGCAGTACCTATCTAGGATTAGGGCGCAAGGAGGTAGAGAGGGTCAAGTAGCAGACGTACTTCTAAACATGGAAGAATTGTCTGATTTTGTGCCTGCTTCTTCTTACAAAGTCGGAGACTACAAACGTCAGATAAAAGATAAAGACATCACGGCTACAAAAACAGAGACAGGCCGTAGAGTCAATGTGTCTGACAAAGACCTAGAGATATTTGAGGAACACTTTGGCAGAGTCTGGAAAGAACCTGACGCAACAGGCACTCAGGTCCCGTTTGCAAAAGGTAAGGACACTAAGCTAGTCATAAAAGCGCCCGGCGCTGGCGGTGCGTCAGTCACAGGTAAACACTACAATGACGTGATGTACAACGCGCCGTATGTTGCTCCGCTCAAGAAACTATTCAGAGACAGAACAGAAGTTCCTCATGAAGAGCTAGAGAGAGAAATGCGTAAACTCTCTGAGAAAAGTATTGAAAAGGCCAGTAAATTAGCAGATAAAGCAAAAGCTAAGGGTGCAACAGCTGAAGACAAAAACGCAGCTTTAGCAGCACAACGGGCTATATTTAGGATCGCTGACTCTACAAGCAAAGAAAACGGCCTATGGATAACCGGTTCTCGTGCGGGTTCTGCGATTACTGAAGGCGGTATCAATTACTTAGTAAAAGTAAAACCAAACGGTACTATGACAGGTGTCATGTCTGATGAACATAACTTATACGAGAACCTTGCTTCTAAAATACAAAGAGGTACTGGAGGTGCTGTTCCTGCTTTGGACATAATGAAGAAAATCATACCGCATCGTTTGGTAGCTGTGACGCCCCCGATGACTCAAAATGTCAGAAACTTGGACGTAATGAAGTCCAAAGCCAGAGGAGTTGCTGGTATTTCACAGGCTAAAAACCCTAACGTAGGTGTCGGTACTGACTCTGGCAAGACAGCTAAGGGAATGCTACAGGAACTGGCTGCTTTGGAGCCAAGCAAGGAAGCACTAAGGGCAGAACAGATGAGGTCTGCTGGTGGTGGTCTGTTGTTGGGTAATTTAGCAGTAGAAGAAGAAGAAAGGGGGCGCTAAGGCCCCCGTAAGTTACAACTCGCAGTTGTTGCCGGTGCAGGCTAACTGCTGAGACCCTTCCGTCATGTCAGAGTTTTCTGAGATTGTCCAGTCGATGGACTCAGGAAACTCCTTCTTCAGCTTCTCATAGGTCTCTAAGTCTATGGGTTCGTAAGGAGCCTGTTGGTACGTATGTTCGGAATAAGGGAGGAACGATACTCCACTTATCTTGTCGAACTTGTTGTACAACCATTGGCCTACCTCAAGAAACTCATCATCACGGTAGTAGCATGTCATGGACGGCTTATGCTCACACCAGTAGTCCTGATAAATCTCCCATAGCTCAAGTTGTTCCATTGCACCCATCTCAGAGGCCACCACAGCCTTGTCAGGGGACTTTATAGGGAAGGAGAATACCTTGGTAGTGGGTGACATTACGTCGTCCTCTACGGGGACTCCTGCGGCTTCGAGTACTGTACACAGTGGGTCTCTTGCGTCTGCTCGTACTCGTCTAATGTACTGCTGTGCATATCTAGGGTGTATCCCACTAGCAGAATCCACCAGCTGACTAACAGTACCGCTAGGCTTAACGGCGGTGATAGCAGTAGAAGTATTAATAGATAGTCGGTCAGCCCACGATTTATTCGTAGCGATAGCTTCTTCACGTAACTCAGTAAGCCATGTCTTGAGTACACCTTTGTCTCTCCTTCCCGACAACGTCGGATGATCCATGATGCCCGTTAGTGATACACCCAATAACGCTTCTTCTTCTGTATTCTTCTGCCACACTTTGCGTAAGTATCGGAAGTCAGTTAGGGTAGCCTGAAGAGTCCCAAGGATAGCCGCAACACGAACTTTTCGTTTGAGGTCTGACAACGTATCGGTTGCCCTGACAACAACTTCTGATAGATTACAGAACTGATAGGGTCGGAGGATGATTTCGCTACATGGATTAGTTCCAAAATCATAGGTAGCATCTCGTCGCTCGTTCTTTGCAGCTTGCTTTTGACTTGCGACTCTAGAGAACATACCTCGTTCTCCGGAGCGGGACTCGTATAAACTTTTCCACTCATTTAAAAACGCCTCAAAGTCTGGCTTCTCTGTGTAACATGCGCTGTTGTTGGCTAGGCCACGCTGAGGATTGTCTTGCCACCACTGTCCTGACTTGCATCGTCGAAGTCTATCGTCGGTAAGATTAGATAAACTGATGAGAGCGGACCTGCGGACACCCCCGACAACGACGATCTGTGCAATCTTACAGCAGAGATCGTGACACTCGATGGAGCTAAGTTTACGTCCAGCAGCTTCCCGAAAGACACTAACTGTGAAGTTGAACAAATCGACAAGAGGTTCTGGACCAGATGCTCTACCCCCGAAAGTTTTAAGGGTTGCCCCTGCAGGTCGTACTCCAGACACGTCCCATTTTGGAACTTGGCCTGAATAGAGCAGGCTGATAAGTTCTCTGTAAGCTTTAGCCCATCCAATTTTGCTGTCAGCGACGTGTATAACGGTATCTGTGGCATGAAATTCCTCCGCAACTTCTGGTAGTTTAGATACGTATTGTCGTTCAACAGAGAAGCCTACACCTGTACCGCACATCAGGACGTACATCATTTCGTCAAACGCTTTGGGGTGGTCGATGGGTAAGTAGGAGCAGTTAAACCCCGCTACATTGTCACGGTCCAGTGCTTCACCAGCAGTCATCAAAGCTCTCATGCTGGGCATCACGTTCATGTCGTGAATGTCTGCAAAGATACCGTTAGCGTCTTCTAGAGTAAGTTTGCCCTTCTCTACCCAAAAGTTTAAATACCTGTCTATTGTTTCTTCCCAAGTCTCACGTCGCTGTTCCTCTGGTAGGTAACGAGCGTACCGTGACTTGTGTATGTACTGTTGATATGCGTCCATTAATCTTCCTTTTTTTCATCATCGAAGTATCTTTTGCAGAACACTTCCGTTACTTCTTCGTCTGCACAAACCAAAGCACCGTACAAAGGTACGCACTTGTTTTTCACATAAGTGTACGAACCGTAGTCAGCACAGATCCTTGTGTCAGGTTCAATCACACAGCCGGGCACGAGAAGCAGCAGAAGTAGTCTCTTCATTCGTTAAGTTCCTTAATAAGCCTGTCGATGTACCAACGACACTTACGTAGGTCTTCTACGGGCTTACCCTTGTAGTCATAGCGCCAGAGGTACTTCAGTGCGTTACCCTTAAGATAACCGTTGAACTCTTGTTCAGGCATGGACGCTTTGATTGCTTCGATGGCTTCGATTGCTCCCTTGTTGTAGTGGTCAGGTTGCTCCACAGGGTCTACCTGCTTCGGCTTCCTAATAGACAACTTAGCTAGTGCTCCTGCATAATCCCACTCTTCAGGAGTCGCGTCATCAATACTCATTCTCTTCCTCCTCTAGCTCTTGTTCAAACACGTCTAGTCTGTTGATTAGTTTGTCCTCAAACCTTTCCAGTATCTGCTCTGAGGTTATCTGTAAGGCCTCCAGTAGGTCGTCTGGGTCAAAGGTTTTCAAGAGGCGCTCCTTAACTTCCTCTAGTGTTAGCGACATGGTCAATCAACTCCTGTAGTGTCTCTATAGTATACCATAAAATGTTCTCTTTGTCACACCATTCTGACATAGTCATTTTGGCCCCTTTGCGTATCCTTTTGTTGGGCGCCATGAGGACAAACACTAGCTCTTGTTCTGCTGGCAGACTATCTCTGATGCTGGTGTACTTCTTGGTGTCTCCGTCTCTAAAGTACCCCTTGCATTCCACGAGAACACCAGAGGCGCTGTGAACAAAATCAGGACGATAACTGCGCTGAATGGTGTAGGGGACGGTGAAGGGCTCATAGTCAAAACCTTTTAGTAATTTAGAAACGTCTTCTTCAAATGTGCTACGAAAGCGTGATTTCTTGGACCTTCGGCTCATTGATAACCTCCGTTAAATATCTTGGACCTGAGGAGTAGGCGAAGGCGCGAACGGTAGGCCAACATACCTTTTTGTAGGAACAGTAGGAGCATCCGACGGCGAGTTTCTGGTTCCCACTCTTTCCATCTGCGATAGTGCCGTAGCATACGTCGGGTGGGGTTGGATGCTCCACTAGCTTTTTTACGTGGTCAATGCGCTCCGATATGTCATAGCTGATTAGGTCATAGACAGGGGCCTGAGTGTCCTCCTGATCGTACATGAGGTACGTCAGGTGTCCATTCTGTTTGTCCATGGCTAACCATCCAAATTTAGTAGCACCCTCTGAATATGCGTATCCTTTAATTTGAGCCACGTAGCCAAATGGGTCGTCATAAGCCAGTGTGCCGTCTTTGAATTTCCTAAACCCATAAGTCGATACAGATTTAACGTCAGTAACAATACCGTTGATTTTACAGTCCATCGAACCTGTAATGCCATTAACTTCACACTTTTTCTGCTCATCCGTTACCTCATGACCTGCGGCTCTAGTTAGGAACAATAGCATTTCCTCAATAAGATGCCCATAGAGGAACTTGACATAGGTGTGACCCTGTATGTCGTCAGACTTCTCTACGTCATTGTAGACATTCCAGAGGTAACGGTCTTCGCGCCCAATGTTGGACATGCGTAGCTTACGTCCGTCACGCTTACGTCCACCAAACTCGTTACGCATGAGTTCTTTAACGTTCTCTCCGAATAGCTCGATGTGTGACTCTAGGTCCACGCCTTCTGCTACTTCTTTCGTCTCCATCAGTTTGTAGATGTCAGAGACCAGTGTGTACACGCTCTTCATACGTTTACCTCAGTGAGTTTCTGCCCACGTTGTTCCAACTTTGTATTCTCCGTCAAGGGGACATCGGAGGTTGAACTCCATACCTGCCGCCTTGAGGCACTCCACTGCGAGCCAGCCGTACTTCTCTGCTTGGTCTGCAGCCACCTCCGATTGTACTTCATCATGTATGTTACCTATGAATTTATAGTCAAGTTTCCACTGTCGTGCGTAGTTGTCCAAGATGACCAACGCTTGCTTCATCACAATAGCCCCTGCCGCCTGAAGTAGTGTATTCAATGCAGCATGTTCAGATCGAACTCGAAGTCTGCGTCCATCAAGTCCTGTGAGATAGCCTCTCCCAGATGCTCTAGCAACGCGGTCTCGTAGACTTTCAAGAGAAGGTGTATTTGATAGAAATCGTCGTTTAAGATCTGCGCCGTCTTTTGCGCTTCCTCCAACGATGGTTCCAATTTTTGCATCTCCTGCTCCGTAGAGGAAAGCGTAGATGAAAGTCTTAGCTTGAGGTCTTGTTTCCAGCCCCGCAGCCAGTTGATTTCTTGTGTGTATATCTTCGGTGAGGAGGACATTGGTAAACTCCTTATCGTCCATGTAGTGTGCCAACATTCGTAGCTCAAGACCACTGGCGTCGAAACCTACTAGCTTCTTCCCTTCAGGAACAGTCCAGCAGGAGCGACACTCATGCCCGTAGGGGCTGTGGCTTGCTGGGACCTGAGCCATGTTGGGACTCTGGTGGGTCATGCGTCCAGTGACTGCACCGTTGCTAATGACACGGCCATGAACTCTCCCGTCGTCCTGCACATGTTCTAGCCATGAGTGGACCTGTGCGTATCTCTTTTGTAGCATCAAGTACTCACTAACGGACCTAGCCTCTGGCAGGTCGATGGTGTCTAGAACACCCTCATCAACGATGGGATTCCCTTTCTCCGTGACTTTCTCAAAGACAACACCAAGCGTCGATAACCGGCGCGCAATCTGTTGTCTAGAACCAACATTGAAAACCTCAACTCTGTCCTTAAGTCGCTTACCAGTCTTTTCAGACCACCTTTGATGTACGATGGGAGGAAACTTCTCCTGCAATTCTTCTTCAATTTCATTCATTCTCTCCTTAAATGTTGCTAAAAGATCATAAGATAACCCTTGGTCAAGTAACCATCCATTGCGCTCCTGTTGTTGTACGGCGTACTGCACCTTGTGTTCCAAGTCGATAGACTTCTGGTCAAACCCTGCCATGTCCTTGACTAACTGCTTGTGTACAGCCTCTGTGACCTCTGTATCACGCTCACAGTACTCAATCATAGCAGTAGATAAGCAGGACCAGTCGTCGTGGTCACCTTTGGGGAAGCCCAGAAGCTCACCCCAGACCTTCAGGGAGTGTCCACCGGCACGACTTGGGTCATAAAGCCTAGACAGTACCAAAGTGTCCACTATGCGCTCAGGAGCCACAGAAACGCCCCAGAGACGTTTTAGCACTGGGAGGTCGTAACCTATCAAGTTGTGGCCTACGACGCTCACAGAGCCTTCTAAAGCCCTTCTGAGAGACCCTGGGTCCTTGTGTACAGTATTTACTCCGTTTTCTCGTGTCACAACGCACCAGATGCGTGTTGGGTTGAGACCGTCGGCTTCCAAGTCAAGGTAAATCAAAAGTCGTCCCCTATGTGTGGATTAGCGACTTCTGACAGACGACCTGTGGAACGATCATACGCCAACCAACAGGCAGGTCCGGTTTCACCCGTGTACCTGTTTTTCAACACTCGAACCGTGGTTGTGTTCCGGACATCCTCGTTCTCGTGTTGCTGGTCTCGTTCCATGCCGATGACAATATCAGAGAGTTGTGCAATGGCTTGAGAGCCTCTTAACTCACCCAAGGATATCTGAGCGCCGTCCTCATGGGCCTTGCCTTGGGATCTCCGGAGGTGTGACACGAGGAACAAACAGATTCCCGTCTCAGCCACCAGAGTCCGTAGCTTGGTCATGATTTCGTCAATGGCCTTCCGTTCGTCCCCTGACTCCTGAGAACTGACGACGATGGACAGGTGGTCCAGTATGACGTACCGGCAGTCAAGTGCTTTTGCCATGTAGCGAACACGGGCGAGCAGGTTATCTGCCGACGTTGACCCCCAATGGTCAAATAGGTAGTAACGTCCTGTTCCCAGTGTGGTCTCCCAAAACGGTCGAAGTTCGTCCACAGGCGTGTCCTCTTCCAAGTGAAGGGGCCTGTTTGCCGCCACCGACATGATACCAAGCGATGTTCTGGCCAAATCTTCCTCAAGCGCCAAGACTCCAATATTGCCTTCGCATCGGCGTAGAAGATCATACTCGATTTCTCTGATAAATTGGGACTTTCCCATACCACTGCCGCTAGTGATCGTGACGAGTTCATACGGCCTATGCCCCCTAGTTATATGATTGAGTCCCTCCCATGGATAAGGTATTGACTTTACGTTTCTCTTTTCTACCAGCTTGTCCCATGTGTCAGTACCAGCGACGATACCGTCGGGCCTGTAGACCTTCGCATTCCACCAGTGTTGCGTAAAGTCCTTAACCCTGTTAGCCATGAGCATGTCACTGGCGTCCTTAAGTGGTAGCTTGCAGATCTTGAGTTTGTCAGGGCTGAATAAGTCCTTGACCTGCTCTACTGCTTCTTCTCCTGCCTTGTCATTGTCAAAGCAGAGCACCACTGTGTCGTACCCTTCGAGCCACTCCAGCTGGGCCTTGATCTCCTTGGCGGCGTTACTAGCGCCCGACCGAAGTGAAACCACGTCCCATTGCTTACCGGACATTTCATAGATTGCTAGGGCATCTAACTCTCCCTCAGTAATCGTAATGTAGGTATTCCGGTTGCACTGTTGTTGTCCGAAGAATCCGACGTTGCCTACGTCCCCCATTGACATGAAGCCTTTGGTCTTGACCTCGCGTACCTTTGCCGCGCACAGGTCACCCGTAGACATGTCGTAGTAGGGGTAGTAGTGCTTCTCTATTTCACCTGTGGATGAGTACTCCACGGTGACCCCGTAGCGTCCACAGGTGTCCTGAGATATGCGCCGTTGGGGTATGCTTGAGACCACTCCCTTGAAATTCAGGGGCTTGGCCTTAGGTAATTCTGAGGTCATGCCATGGTCTCCACCGTGAACGTGATAGTCACAACCGGCGCCAAAACAGTGTTGGCCCCCGTCGTCGTAGATAGCGAGAGCGTCCGAAGAACCACACTCCGGACAACTCTCGTGTCTTAGGAACTTAGAAGTCTGCGGCATCGCCTACGGCAATCTCTGCTTCCTCTAGTACTTTGACCGCCTCAAGGTAGGTCGCTACGCCATGCACTGGGTGAGGCTGTCCCAGCTTGTACTTCAGGCGGACTGTGGAGTTGTATGGGACTTCTCCGGTGTAGGGTGTACCCTCTGCGTCAAAGACCTTGATCTCGTACTTGGACTTGAACTTACGTTGCTTGTTGCCTTGGTAGTCCTTGATCTTGACACCGTTAGCTGCAAGTTCCGCAGCGTCGTCTTCTGACAATGTGATTGTCATGGAGTAGGCTCCAGTTGATTGACCATTGAACACGTCGTGTTGGGTCACGTTGCTGAAGTTAACTACACCTTCTACTGTTGTTGCTGTCATGGAATAATCTCCGTTGGTTTTGGTTTTAGCTCTGAGAATTCCTCAGAACATACTAATAGTATACACTACTTTAAGGGTGGAATCAAATTATATTCACGTACTCCTGATTAATGATTGTCTGTACATGGACGTACCCATCGGGCCAGTACGTGTAGGACTCTGCGAGTGCTTTGGCTGTCCTACGTACTGACTCCTCGAAGTGCTCGTGCATCCCTAGTTCGTCCTTACAGTACCAAAAGGGTATGCGTAGGACTGGCTCTGCTGGCCCACGTTCCTCATAGTACACAATGATCTCTGCGTCGTTACCTACGGGCCCGTCGTTGCCGAAGTGCTTCGTGTGGTCGTTCTCTGGCTGTTTCACTCGTCACCCTCCTCGTCTATCTCCCCACCGTTACGGAATATGTCGTACACCTCGTACTCAATGTGCTTCAGTCGTGCAAAGTCCCGCACAATTTTCTCCGGTGCTTCTATCTCTGCTCTTGCTCGTGCCTCCTCTTCATTGTCTGCCCATACGGACATCCGGTAAGCCTTCTTATGTACTACGTCTACTATGTACCTGTTCACTCGTCACCCTCCGGTAATTCATCACTGGCTAGGAACAAGATCTTGTCTAGGACCACCCTAGGCATAACCACGTTGCCCCTGTCGTCAAAGGACAACTCTAGGTCCTTGCGTATCACAAAGGGTATACCACCCCAAGGGTCACGTCTCATGATGTCATTGGTCACTGTCCTAGCTTGTGTGTAGCCTAGGCAGTAGACGGAGTAGTCGCCACCTGTGACTTCATAGATTGACTTCTCGTCGATTAACATAAGTTTACTCCTGTAGTAACTACTACTGCTTCTTCTTTAGTATATATACCTAAGTATACCTTAGTAGAGGGTATCATACTTTTCGTCTTCTGTATATATCTCATATTGGTAATATTGCATAGTTTCTGTATCTACTCCCGCAGAAGCAGTAGCAGAAAGACAAATACCGCAGAGATCAAGAAAATCACCATGTGTGTCCTTTTTAGTTAACTCTGATTCCTCCAAGATTCGATCACAAGCCTTACAACGCATCTCTCCACTCCTCCCCGTGTAGGTCAACTAGTAGTGACTCAAGGTGTCTACGGTTCAACCCTTGTAGTCTTCTGCGGCAGTCCAACCGGTACATCTCAGTCTCAAACTCCACCAGTAATTCCACCATTGCGTGTGTCTCTGGGTCCTCTGGAGGCCCTGAGTTGTCCTCAGAGTCTCCGGAGTAGTACCCCTGCTCGTATTCCTCAAACGTCATTTGTAGTCCTCCTCATCTGTTGGTATTGTGTCGTTGACTGTAAACGCTCCAGTGTACACCATGATGGACAGGGCGAGCAACACCAGAGGCACAAAGACAAACCCCAGTATAAAATTCACTCCTGTGTCTCCCTCTCTAGTGTGCCGTAAAGTCGCTGACGTAGTTCGTCGATAACCTTCTGCTCCTCCTCCTTCCATGCCTCTATGTCGTCCTGCTCAAATTCCTCAGCGTAGTCGCTTTTGGCTTCCCAGTAGTCCTGATAATCGTCTGCCCACATTTCCCATGTCTCTCTAGTCATCGTCTGTGCCTCTTATGTTGTCATTGAATACGGCGCCTATTATGTACACCAAGGCGGCAAGAGCCACCAAGGGCAGTAGAAAAGGGGCCATAAGCAGGCCCAAGCCTCCAACTATATATTTCACTCGTCAAGCTCCCCTTTCAAATATAGCCAAGTGGTGAGTATACCAAATGTCGATGCCAATATCAACACGTCCCAAAATGGTTGCCAGTTCTCAAACATCTAGTCCTCCTCAAATAGTCCCAAGTCTTCAGCACAGAATATGCACACGTGCTGATCCATTGTGTCTAGGTGTAGCACGTGGCTCTCGCTCCTGTACCACTCGCCACACTCTGTGCACTCGTATACCTCGCCCATGTCTCTATCGCCTCCCGTGTCGTAGTCTGTCCCACCAGCGCATCACACGCCAGAATCGTCTGTGGTTCCTGTCAGTGTCTAGGAATCCCAAGCGGTCCCGTAGACCGCATAGGAGCCGTGAGTAGTTGTTGATGGTAAACTCTGGGTACTTGAACCCCTTGCGTCCATCGTAGATGTCCCACACGTGGTCCTCGTGGTTGTACCAGATTGTATAGCGTCCAAAGTTCATACTACTTTCTCCCCGTCAATGTAGATGTCACCGTTGCGCTGGCACACGTTGATGTCTAGCGCACGTAGGCGGCTCATGGTGGTCCGTGTAGGCCATGCAACCAGTGTTGGAATGATAGGCCTAGCGATACCGAAATCGTCCACTGTGGCGATTAGGTGCCCGTGTAGGTAGACCCGTGATGTGTCGTCCTCTCGTAGGTAGGTCACCATGGTATTACCCAGTGACCAATTCTCGTTGCGATTGATAGCCCTAATCATCTGCTGTTCTACTTTTCTCATGTGTCAATGCCTCCTGTGGCTCGTGTGTTGACTCACAGCTGGAGACTCTAGCGAATCCCCAGCGATTAGTCAACTGCTCCTTAGATGTAGTCCCAGTATGCGCCGTGCTTGTCTTTTCGGTATTCGACGTTGTAGCCGTTCCTGAGTAGCCATTGGCCTACAGGGTTCGGGATGGTACTGCACATGTCGTAGTCGTATATGTCGCCGTTATCGTCCAGCTCTACACAACATGCCCGACCTTCGCCGTGCTCAATGTGCTCAAAGTACAGACGATCGTCTCCCACACGATGGACCTCGTATAGCCCAGCATACTCTTTATCATTTACGTTTTTCATAATTAATTCATTACCTTATTTATTGAAGATGTAACCATGATACAGGAATCACAGCGGATGTAAACGTAAATATTTCACACGTTTGGACTATTGACCATGACCCGTGTTGTATGCTAGTCGCGTGTGCGCGTGATATAAAGGTAGGGCCAAAGGGACCAACACAAGTCCACACACTTGTCAACCCATGCAAACTCCATGCCAGTTTTACCCATGCAAATACTGTGCCAACTCTGGTCGCTACTACAGTTGGACCAGTGTGTCAACCCATGCAAGAACCATGCCAACTCTAGGGCCTAACACAGGGAGCAACCCGTGTCAAACCCGTGGAAAAACATGGGGCGGGGGAGGGGTTGACATGTGTTATACTTTTGTAGTAGCCACCTAGACACAAAATAAGCTAAAATTAGAAAAATTACCCATAAATTAAACCCGTGTAACCCGTTGATTTTACTCGTGTTTGTACTTCTACTGCTTTTACCTCTAAAATAGCTTGACTTTCGTGTTAACTTATGTTATACTATTGTTGTAATCAGGGATAATTTATGTTATGACCGACGTTGTTAAAAAAAGAGGTCGTGGCAGACCCCGGAAGTCAGAAGTAGCCGCTGTAAAACCCGGAAATAAGGGTCAAGTAGGCCGACCCAAGGGTGACGCAGCGATAATTAATGAGTACAAGGCTAGGATGTTGGCTAGTCCTAAGTCTCGTAAGGTCCTAGAGACTATTTTTGATGCTGCTTTGGACAATGACCATAAGAATCAGGCCGCTGCTTGGAAACTTGTGATGGATCGTATACTACCAGTGGGTGCTTTTGAAAAAGACGTAGTCAAAGACGCTGGTAGAAACGCTATACAAATTAATATTACAGGTGTTGGTACTGCTGAAGTAACTACTCCAGACGATATTATAGAAGGAGAAGTAGTAGATGGCTCTTAATTACTTTACAAGAGAAGAGTTTGACTGCCAAGTCTCTGGTACTAACAACATGGAGATGGATTTTTTAAAAAAACTAGACAAGTTAAGGGCGTGGTGTGGATTTCCTTTCGTCATTACTAGTGGATATAGACACCCGACACTACATCCAATAGAGAGAAAGAAAGACGTTCCCGGAACTCACGCCCAAGGCATCGCGGCTGACATAAAAATAACAAATGCCGCTGATCGCCTTAAGCTTGTCCATGCTGCTCTTGAGCTTGGATTCACGGGCATAGGCGTTGCTTCTGACTTTATCCACGTTGACACCCGTGGTACAACACCAGTTATGTGGACTTACTAATGTTATATACAAAGAACAAAAATTTAACGGACACCAGTACGCAGACAATTGTTACTATTCCTAACGGTTACGTAGCACATTGGAACATGGCTTTTGTAGCAAACCTACACAACGCAACTAACAGTATTACGTTGTTTGTAGACAAACCTAGTCCTACTCCTGATGTATATATCTACAACGGCACAAACATATCCTCAAAGGAAAACCTATTGATTGATGGCAATGCGGTGTTTGTTTTACAGCCCGGAGATATTATTAAAGCATCTAGCGGAAGTGCAGGAAATGTAGAAGTAGTAGTTACATTTGATTTGTTAGAAGCACCATCGGTGTTTAATAACTTCAATGGATCTTAATATAGAACTACTGCCTTGGCAACAGGATGTCTGGGCAGACGACACAAGATTTAAAATAGTAGCTGCTGGGCGACGTACGGGTAAGTCTAGGTTAGCAGCATGGATGTTAATAGTTAACGCACTACAGGCGGACAGAGGACATGTATTTTACGTCGCACCTACTCAGGGCCAAGCCAGAGACATTATGTGGTCCACCCTGCTTGAACTGGGGCATCCTGTTATTAGCGGTAGTCACATTAATAATCTTCAAATTAAGCTTGTCAACGGTNNCGAGTACGCTGACATGAAGCCTGAGGTATTTGAGCAGATCTTGAGACCTGCTTTGGCTGACCAGAAGGGCTGTGCGATGTTCATAGGGACACCTATGGGACGCAACCACTTCTACGAACTTTATAAATATGCGGAGTTAAGTAATGATCCGACGTACGTTGCATATCACTTTACTTCTTACGACAATCCATTATTGGACCCGGACGAAATTGATGTTGCTAAACGCTCTATGTCGTCTTATGCGTTTCGTCAAGAGTTTATGGCGTCGTTTGAAGCTCGTGGGTCAGAAATGTTTAAGGAAGACTGGGTACAGTTTAGTGAAGATAAACCCGAAGTAGGAGATTACTACATTGCCGTTGACTTGGCAGGATTTGAAGAAGTCAACAAGAAAAAGACTAAGAACTCCAAACTTGACGACACAGCGATTGCCGTGGTTAAGGTCAGTGAGCATGGTTGGTTTGTTGACAATATCATATACGGTAGATGGAGTCTTGACGAAACAGCAGCTAAGATATTTCAGGCCGTTAGAGATTACCGTCCCATATCGGTTGGAATTGAAAGAGGCATTGCTAAACAAGCAGTAATGTCTCCTTTGATGGACATGCAAAAACGCTACGGTATGTTCTTTAGAGTAGAAGAGTTGACACACGGTAACAAAAAGAAAACCGACAGAGTAATGTGGGCGCTACAGGGGCGCTTTGAAAATGGGTACATTACGCTGAACAAAGGAGAGTGGAACTCTAGATTCCTAGACCAACTCTTTCAGTTTCCTGACCCTTTGACCCATGACGACTTGGTGGACGCTTTGGCGTACATTGACCAACTGGCAAACGTAACGTACGACTACGATTACGAAATAGAAGACCATGAAATTTTAGACGTGGTAGCAGGATACTAATATGGCAGAATTTTATGAAAACGATCCGTTGATGATCCAAGAAGCCCTTGAAGACTGGGTCATAAATAAATGTGAAGATTGGAGGGATTACTACGAAAGTAATTATGAAAACAGATTTGAAGAATATTATAGACTATGGCGTGGCATATGGGACCCTTCTGACAGTGAGCGTAGGTCTGAGCGTTCCCGTATTATTTCTCCTGCACTTCAACAGGCAGTTGAGTCTAATGTAGCGGAGCTAGAAGAAGCCACCTTCGGACGAGGCAAGTGGTTTGACGTAAGCGACAACCTTGGCGACACTGACAAGCAGGACGTACAGTTTTTGCGTAACAAACTGACTGAAGACTTTGAAGACTGTATGGTACGTAAGGCGGTAGCAGAGTGTCTTATCAACTCAGCAGTCTTTGGTACAGGCATCGGTGAAATTGTTATTGAAGAAATGAAAGAGATGGCCCCTGCTACTCAACCCATTATGGGAGGAGATTTGCAAGCAGTAGGAGTAAACATCACAGACCGTGTCAAGGTTAAACTTAAGCCTGTACTTCCTCAGAACTTCCTAATTGACCCTGTAGCTACGTCTGTAGAAGACGCTCTAGGTGTTGCTATAGACGAATTCGTAAGCATGCACCAAGTAGAACAGTTGCAGGAACAAGGCGTTTATAAGGACGTTTATGTTGGTCCTGCTGCTCCTGACACTGATCTCGAGCCTGACCAAGACATTACTATTTACAACGACGACAAAGTACGACTTACTAAGTACTACGGTTTAGTGCCACGAGAGCTTCTGAATGCCGCTATGAGCGAAGATGACGAAGAAGCAGTACCTGAGGAAGACTCTGAGTCAAAGTACGTAGAAGCAGTCGTAGTAATCGCTAACGGCGGTATTTTGTTAAAGGCAGAAGCTAACCCTTACATGATGATGGATCGTCCTGTTGTAGCATTCCCTTGGGACGTAGTACCCGGACGCTTCTGGGGTCGTGGGGTTTGCGAGAAGGGTTATAACAGTCAAAAAGCTTTAGACACAGAGTTGCGAGCACGTATCGACGCTTTGAGCCTTACTATCCACCCGATGATGGCTATTGATGCTACTCGTCTGCCACGAGGTGCAAAACCAGAGGTACGCCCCGGCAAGATGATTTTGACTAATGGAGATCCTCGTGAAGTACTTCAACCTTTTAACTTTGGTCAAGTTAGCCAAATCACTTTTGCTCAAGCCGGAGCATTGCAGCAGATGGTACAACAAGCGACGGGAGCAGTTGACTCAGCAGGAATTGCTGGTTCTGTTAACGGCGAGGCTACTGCCGCCGGCATTAGTATGTCTCTTGGCGCTATTATTAAGCGTCATAAGCGCACACTAATTAACTTCCAGCAGTCGTTTTTAATTCCATTTGTCAAGAAAGCAGCCTACCGGTACATGCAGTTTGACCCTGAAAACTACCCTGTTTCGGACTATAAGTTCAACGCTAGTAGCACTCTAGGTATTATTGCAAGAGAGTACGAGGTCACCCAGCTTGTACAGTTGTTACAGACCATGGACCGACAGTCACCATTGTACAACACCCTGATCCAAAGCATCATTGACAACATGAACCTGTCTAACCGTGAAGAGCTTATTGCAGCTATGCAGCAAGCAATGCAGCCTAACCCACAGCAACAACAGATGGCTCAGGCAGCACAGCAAGCACAGCTACAGTTCCAGCAGTCACAAACTGCAGCACTGTCTGCTCAGGCTCAAGAGTCACAGGCTAGGGCCGCTAAGTTGGCAGCAGAAGCCCAAGCAGTACCGCAAGAACTAGAGATTGACAAGATTAATGCTATCACCCGAAACCTTCGTGAAGGTGATGCTGAAGACAAAGAGTTTGAACGTCGCATGAAAGTGGCTGATACTCTCCTCAAAGAAAAGCAGATAGAAGGTAAAACTAATGCTAATAACACAAAAGGAAATGCAGCACCTGCTAGACCAAGTCAACAACCACTTCCAAGGAACATTCCAACGCCTACAGGACCTAGAGGTCAAGGTGGACCAGCTGGAAACCAAGGTGGAGGAATTATGTAATGCCAAAGTCCAAGGACCCAAAACTAGCACGGGCGGGCGTAAGCGGGTACAACAAGCCAAAGCGGACGCCTAATCACCCAACTAAGAAGTTTGTAGTAGTAGCCAAACAAGGCGATAAGACTAAGACTATACGTTTTGGTGACGCTAAAATGACTATTAAGAAAGACCAGCCAGCGCGACGTAAGTCGTTCAGAGCGCGTCACAAGTGTGATACTAACCCACCCAGTAAGCTAACAGCTAGATACTGGTCATGTAAAAAATGGTAATACTATGGCTAAAGGTGTAAAACATTATAAGCGTGACGGTACTGAATATACAGGCGGTACACACAAGATGCCTGACGGTTCATTACACTCAGGTAAAACTCACGGAAAGACATCTGTAAAACTTTTCCATTTTGAAGATCTGTCTAAGACAGCAAAGGAGAAAGCTATGCCCGGCTATAAGATGAAACCTAAAGCCAAAAACCTACCAAAGCGTGGTCAACGCACAGCGACTAACAAAAAGAAAAAGAAGCCAATGCGTCCCGGTGGGCAACGAGGTTACTAATGCCTAAAGCTAAAACTAAAAAAGCTAACGACGCTTGTGCGCGTAAGGTCAAGGCTAGGTACAAAGTCTGGCCTTCTGCGTACGCTTCTGGTGCTGTAGCTAAGTGTCGCAAAGTCGGCGCTAAAAACTGGGGTAATAAAAGTGGCCGTAAGAAAAAGTAAGAAGGGTGCTGCCCTTAAGAAGTGGTTTAAGGAAGAGTGGGTAGACGTTAAGACAGGCAAACCCTGTGGACGTAAGTCTGCAAAAAAGGGTGAGTCCAAGCGTCCCTACCCCTCTTGTCGTCCTAAGGCTGTTGCAGCTAAGATGACCAAAGCTGAAAAAGCTTCTTCTGCTCGCCGCAAGACCGGCCCCAAGGCAATCAAACATGCAGTAACAGCTTCAGGTAAACGTAGGAAGTCTACAAGAAAAGCTTGACAACTGCTAAAAAGTATGCTATAATAAAACTATAGTTAACAACATTAGAGGAAACTATGACTCCTGAGCTTGAAACCTACTTCGACAACTACAACGAACTCTTCAATCACGAAGGTTTCAAACAACTCTTACAAGAGTTATCCAACAATGCACAACAATTGGCTGACATTCAGACAGTCAAGGACACAGAAGAACTTTTCTTCCGTAAAGGCCAAGTTGCTGCTTTCGCGACTGTAATTAACCTCCAAGGTACTATAGAAGCGGCTAGAGAGCAAGCAGAAGCAGAAGAAGAAGGTCCTGTTGATGTTTAAAATATTTGACTTCCGTTGTACTAACGGACACGTCTTTGAAGAAATGGTAGAGAGTACCGTTACAACCAGTAGGTGCGGTTGTGGCGCGAATGCTACACGTATGGTATCTGCCCCGTCCTTTCACTTAAATGGCGCTGATGGTTCATTCCCCGGCGCTCATATGAAGTGGGTCAAAGAGCACGAAAAAGCAGGTAAACAATAACATCTCCACAATGATAACGATCACGGAGTTTAATCATGTCTAGAGCAACGATTCTAGATCCCCGTCCTGAAGAGGAAAACGCGGATCAAATCGAACAAAACGAAGTTAACGAGATTCAACAAGAAACAGTTGAGCAACCTCAGCCAGAAGAACCAAGCTTACCAGATAAGTACCAAGGTAAGTCTTTAGAAGAAGTAGTAAAGATGCATCAAGAAGCTGAAAAGCTACTAGGTCGTCAGTCTTCTGAAGTAGGCGAACTTCGTAAAGTTGTGGATGACTACATCAGTACTCAAACACAACCTATAGCACCTCAACAGCAACACGTTGAGCCTGAAGACGATATTGACTACTTTACGGATCCTCAAGGCGCAGTAAATCGTGCTATTGAGAATCATCCTAAGATTAGAGAAGCACAGCAATACACTGAGCAGTACAAAAAGCAGTCGTCACTTGCTACGCTTCAAGCTAAACATCCAGACATGCAGACGATCCTTAGTGATCCTAAGTTTGCAGAATGGATTAAGGCATCTAAGATTAGGACTCAGTTGTTTGTAGCAGCTGACCAACAGTACGATGCTGACTCTGCGGACGAACTCTTCTCACTCTGGAAAGAACGGAAGACAGTAGCCCAGCAGACTGCCCAAGTTGAAAAACAGGCACGTAAGCAGACACTCAAGGCAGCTAACACAGGCAACGCACGAGGCAGTGGTGAAGGGGCACGTAAGAAGGTATATCGCAGGTCCGACATTATTAAACTAATGAAAACAGACCCTGAGCGTTACCAAGCATTGTCAGACGAAATACTACAAGCTTACGCGGAGGGTCGGGTCAAGTAATCTAAAGGAGATTAATCATGGCTAACGAAACTTCGGGAACTTACTTCACAGCTAATGCTGTGGTAGACAAAACAGCAGCAGGTACTTTCATTCCAGAAATCTGGAGTGACGAGATCATTGCTGCATACCAAAAGAACCTCAAGATGGCTCCACTTGTCAAGCGCATTCAAATGGCTGGCAAGAAGGGTGACGTAATCCACATCCCTAAGCCTACTCGTGGTTCAGCTTCTGCTAAGGCGGAATCAACTGCAGTAACAATCCAAGCGAACCTTGAGTCAGAGTTGACTGTCACTGTTGACCGTCACTTCGAGTACTCACGTCTGATTGAAGACATCGTAGAAGTACAGGCTCTTAACAGCCTCCGTCAGTTCTACACAGAAGACGCTGGCTACCAGCTTGCTCTTAAGGTAGACACTGATCTCATCAACGCTGCTACTGGTTTTGGTGACGGTACTCGTACTCAGACTCCAGCTAACACTGGTGCTAACTGGGTTAACAGCAACAGCTATTACTTCAATGCCGCTGCTGGCCTTGCTGCTTACGCTGCTGACACTGTAACTTCAGGCGACAACTTCACTGACCTTGGTTTCCGTGAAGCTATCAAGTTGATGGACGACGCTGACGTACCTATGGAAGGCCGTGTACTTGTAGTTCCACCTGCAGTACGTAAGTCTCTGATGGGCATCGACCGATACGTGTCTTCTGACTTCGTTGGTGGCCGTGGTGTAGAGTCTGGCCTCATCGGTAACCTCTACGGCGTAGACATCTACGTTTCAAGCAACGCTCCAGTTGTAGAAGCAGCAGGTCAAAACAGTGCTTCTACTGATGACACTCGTGGTTGCTTGTTCTTCCACTCTGATGCTCTTGTTATGGCAGAGCAAATGGCTGTACGTTCGCAGACACAGTACAAGCAGGAATACCTGTCAACACTGTTCACTTCGGACTGCCTGTACGGTGTAGAAGTATACCGTCCAGAAGCTGGCTTCATCCTCGCAGTTTGCGACGAGTAAGTCTACTAGGGGGTCAGCAATGGCCCCCTTTCCTTTCTCCTCCTTCTTCTCTGCAATAGGACTTTCCGATGTCGAACTACTCTAAGACCACAGACTTTGAAGCTAAGGACTCGTTACCTACGGGCGACTCAGGAAAGATTATCCGTGGCGCTGAATTTGAAACTGAGTTCGATGCAATCTCTACAGCTATTGCAACTAAAGCTGACACAGCAGGGCCTACGTTTACCGGAACCCTGACTTTTGAAACTATTTCTGACGGAACCATTGGTGTTACTGCCTTTGTCGATGAAGACAACATGGCATCTAACAGTGCAACTCTGGTTCCTACACAGCAGTCCGTAAAAGCGTACGTTGACTCACAAGTCACTGCACAAGACTTAGACTTCCAAGCTGACACTGGTGGTGCGCTTAGTATTGATCTAGACAGTGAGACTATGACGTTTACTGGCGGCACTGGCATTACTACTGCCGGCTCAGGTAATGACGTTGAGTTTGCTATTGACTCTACCGTTGCAACGCTAACAGGGACTCAGACACTTACTAATAAGACTCTCACGTCTCCTGACGTAAACACTCCAGACATCGACGGTGGTACTATCGACGGTACTGTCATTGGTGGTACTACTCCTGCCGCTGTCTCTGCTACTACTGTTTCTGCTACAGGTAATATTACTGTAAGCGGTACTGTAGATGGACGTGATGTAGCTACTGATGGCTCTAAGCTAGACGGTATTGAAGCTGGTGCTACTGCTGACCAAACAGCCGCAGAGATTCGTACACTGGTTGAAGCCGCTACTGACTCTAACGTCTTTACTGATGCAGATCATACGAAGCTTGATGGCATAGAAGCAGGCGCTACAGGTGACCAAACCAATGCTGAGATCAGAGCCGCAGTAGAAGCCGCTACAGACTCCAATGTATTTACCGATGCTGACCACAGCAAACTTGACGGTATTGAAGCCTTAGCAGACGTAACGGACACAACTAATGTTACTGCCGCTGGCGCATTGATGGACAGTGAGTTGACTAACATTACCGCTGTCAAAGCTTTGGATCAAGGTGTTGCTACTACTGACACTCCAACCTTTGCAGGTCTTGCGACTTCTGCCAATGTAACCTTCGGCGACAATGATAAGGCTATCTTTGGTGTTGGTTCAGACCTTGAGATTTACCACTCAGGTACTACTAGTTTCATCACTGAAAATGGCACAGGCGATTTACGTATTGGCGGCAATAATCTTTTGTTACGCTCAGACGATATTTTTGTGCAGTCAGAAGACGGGACAGCCAATGCCGCACGTTTTAACTCTACCACTGGCGTCACACTGTACAGAGCAGGAGCCGCCAAACTAGCTACAACCTCCACAGGTATCGACGTAACTGGTACTGTAGTAGCAGACGGCTTAGAATCATCTGGCAATTTAAGTTTTACAGCCGCAGATGGCATGGTTATTTCTGCTAAAGAATCTTTGGTTGTCAATATTGATAATGACGATAACGACTCAAACAGAGCGTTTATTGTTCAAAGTGGCGCTACAGGCTCAACAGAAAGTCTTATTGTTGCCTCAGAAGATGCTGGCGTATCTTTGTATTACGACAACGCAGTAAAACTAGCCACAACCTCCAGCGGCATCGACGTAACTGGCACAGTGACTACTGATGGTTTGACTGTGTTGAGCGCAGATACAGCTTTATCGGCGTCTATTGGTAGTGACGCACAACGGGTCTATATAACTCCAGACGGAACAGAAATTAACTACAACGCAAGCGGTAACTCTGCGGGTAGCCACATGTTTCAAACAGGTAATGTTAATCGGTTAAACATTGCCACCAACGGCGACATCAGCTTCTACGAAGACACGGGTACGACTGCGAAGTTGTTCTGGGATGCTTCTGCGGAGTCGTTGGGTATCGGCACTAGCAGTCCCGGAACTGCCTTGCATGTACTAAGTGGAACAGATAACAACATAGCCGCAGATGTTTCTGAAGTACGCTTTATAGGCGCTGATAAAGCTATAACAGGCGAACAAGCTAATTTAGTCATACAAACAAATGACGACATGGCAACCAACAAAGGCGGCTCTATTGGTTTTGGCGGTAGACACACAACATCGTCAACTAATAGTTCAAACTTTGCTCAAATTAGCGGTAGGAAAGAAAATGCTACATCAGCAAACTTTGCAGGTTATTTAGCGTTTGGTACGTCAGATAGTGCTTCTGATATTACAGAACGCATGCGCATCGATTCCAGCGGCAACTTGTTAGTCAACGGTACAAGCGCTACTGGAAAACTTGTTGTTGACGGTGACGCTAACGCCTACACCACCCGCTTTAACTCTAGCACCACAACAGGCCAAGCGTTTGGTACACGTATAAGAGCAGGCACTAACTCTTCTGATTATGCTTTGTTTGTAGAAAACACTAGCGCATCTTCTATGTTTGCTGTTCGGGGTGATGGCAACGTAGGTATCGGTACTAGCAACCCGTCTGCGCCGCTATCAGTAGAAACATCAGGCGCTCTTACAAGCAACCTAAATAGCACTAACGCAAACGGCGGTTATGTTCGCTGGCAGAACAACGGCGTTTCTATTGGAGACATTGGCGCAGGAGCGCAGACATTCTCTAGCGGAACAGCAGGTGACTTTGGTATTACTTCACGCTCTGGGGACTTAGTGCTAGGCACTGGCTCCACAGAACGCATGCGCATCGACTCCAGCGGCAACGTGCTTGTTGGTACTACTGATACTTTTCCCGGCGACGGTGATACCAACACAGGTATTTCATTAGCTGCTTCTGGCTCTGCCGCGTTTTCTCGTGATGGCTTTAGGGTTGTGTCTGTCAACAGAAACACAAGTGACGGAACGCTTATTGAGTTTAATAAAAACGGCTCTGAAGTCGGTAGTATTGAAGCGGCAACAAACACAAATACCGACATCAGTGTTGGCTCTGATGACACTCGACTTCTCTTTTTTACTAGTGGCAATGCAATTGTACCAAGAGCGGCTAGTAATGCCTCTGCTGATGCAACCATTGATTTAGGTAATTCGGGCAACCGCTTCAAAGACCTTCACCTGTCAGGCCGCGCGTACATTAATGACGGAATCAAGCTGGATTCAGGCGACGGTATTTACTTTGGTCAAGACGGAACCGCGGCCAACAAGCTGGATGACTATGAAGAAGGGACGTGGACTCCTGTAGTAGAAGGTGCAACATCAGCAGGAAGCGGCACATATTCGTTTCAAGCAGGAAATTACACAAAAGTTGGCAATCTTGTAATGGCGGCGGGACGTGTAACTTTTTCAGGCCATACAGGAACAGGCAATATGGAATTACATGGATTGCCTTTTACATCGACAAATACGGGCTTCATAGAGCCGCCTTGCATAATTCATGGAAGTGATATTTCTTTAACGGCAAACAATACAATGGTCGCCACAGTCAAGCGAAACGACACTTATATCGAAGTTTTACAGGCTTTGGTTGGTGGTGGAAGCAGGACGGTAGTTCCAATGGACGCCGCTGGAACTTTACATTTTACAATTATTTATCAAACGGCCTAATTACCTTGAGTGGATTCTTGAGGCGGACTAAAGGAGCAAGAAAATGGCATTAACTAAAGCAGTAGTAGCAGACAAAGTAGAAGTAGTTACTACTCAGGACGAGGACGGCAATGACGTAACCTCTGTTCAAGTACGGACTGCTACTAAGGTACTCGAAGACGGTGCTGTGATTTCACAGTCGTATCACCGTCATGTAATTCAATCAGGTGACGACTGGTCATCTGAACCATCTAACGTGCAGGCTATCTGCAACGCAGTATTTAGCTAAGGAGTAAACTAATGGCTACATGGACTATAGCTAACCTTGAGCGTAACGTGGCAGACGGCGGTGTAACCGTTGCGCACTGGCGTGTTACTGAATCTGAAACTGTTGGTGAAGACACATTCACTGCTTCTGCATACGGCACTGTAGGCTTTACACCTGACGCCTCTGCTGATGACTTTGTTGCTTACGACAGCCTGACAGAAGAAGTTGTTATGGGCTGGGTTTGGGAATCAGTAAACCAAGAAGAAACTGAGGCGGCACTAACAGCAAACATCGCAGGACAAAAGAACCCTGTGTCTGCTGATGGTATGCCTTGGTAATGCCTGAGATTGATGACAACACCAAGGTATCTATACCGCTAAGGAACTTAGTTGCTCTTGGTGCTGGCATCGTTATGGCTACTACTGCTTACGTAACTCTTGACACTCGTATTACTACGGTTGAACACAGCCAAGAAATACANNGAAAACTCTGCGTTTGTTCGTGAATGGCCTTTAGGCTTACGTGGTGCGTTACCGGACGACCTAATACAGAACGCTAAGATCATGGCTCTGGAAGAACGCAACGTAGAGATACACGAGTTACGCAGGCAGCTTAACAAGATAGAAGTAGAAATTGGTAAATTAGAAGCTCAGGTAACTGTTGAGCAGAATAATAAGGAATAGTCATGTCAGACCTAGAGCAAGCGATATCGCGTTTAGAGTCACACGAGCGTGAGTGTAGTATTCGTTATCAAATGATCCAGATGCAACTGGACGCACATAACCAACGCTTTGACAAACTAGAGAAGATGATGACAGGTGGCTT